CGGATTTGCGGCAACAGCGGTGTTGAAATTACCCGTAGTGGTGTAGTCATTGCGAGAAATTAAAGTCTCACGCAATTTGGTTTGCACCGACCTAGTGACAGCACCAGTGCCAGCGGGGGTGTAGGAAATCTGTGAGGCATCACCATAAGATGAAGCATTGATGGCGCTAGTGGTGAACTTGACCGATGCGCCAACATGAAGCCCACTGATGAATGTCACAGTTGTAGGGCTTGTTTCGGTAAACGCAAAAGTAGCGCCTGGCCCGTACTGATTCACACCATCCACAAACACTGACAGACTGCCAGTGCCAGGCTGATAAGTCATTGTGGTCAGCGTAAATAAAGTTTGACTTGCTGTGGCAGTTTGAATCTCTTGCTGATTGGTGTAATTAATAAAGTTGGAGTTAATGCCAACAATGTTGTCGTAAGTACCAATCAAAGCATCGTTGCTGTCATTCAATACAAATTTGTAAGAAATGCCATCGGCTAACCAAATCTCACCCGTTGGCACACGACCCGCAGAATTCAAAATAATTGGATTTGAGTGGGCGATATTGCCTGAAGAAGTTGTGTAAGTCGCAGAGGGAGTAGCAGTGCCAGCAAGATAAGTGTAAATCTTGCCACCCGACAGCACATTGCCATCGTTGTCAAAGAATTGAGCCGCTACGCCTCCAACTGGTGATAAATTAACAGCCATATTCTTTCCTTATATGCTCGGTGTAAAGACTTGGGGTAACCAAGGGGCAACCACAGTCTTTTGAGTAACTGCCGCTTGTTCATCAAGCCTCGCCTCAACTTGTGCCCCAATGTCTCTTGTAACCCAACCAATAACCATTTCCTCGGTCACATCAGCAAATGGAGTTGTCAGAACAGGCTCGGCAAACTTCCACGATCCCTCTGTTTCAACCCCATTTTTAGCGCAGAAATACCTAGCGCCTGTGATCAGATCGCCATCGGCTTGAATTTCTAGTATTTTCCACATCAGAATGTGCCTCCAAGAACGCCACCAGTTGCAGTTAAAACGCCTGTGGATGGATTAAATTTCAACTTAGTAGATGATACCTTGATTGGCAAATTTCCTGTAGTGGAAGTTACCCAAGAAAGATACATATCTGATGCCGTTGTGGTGTCATCAGTAATTGCCACATTATTGGCATTTGTTGCCGTTCCCGCAGTCGTTGCAGAACCCGCAGAACCATCGATGTTTACACCTGTTAGGGATTGTGCGCTACTGGATCGGTTCAGGGCAATGGCAGTTGTCCCAACATAAAGGCTTGAATTGCCCAATACACCGCTTGGAATCGTTCCTGATAGTTGCCCCGCAGGGAGGCTCGTTAAACTCGCCCCAGAGCCGCTAAAGCCCGTTGCGGTGAGCAATCCTGAATTTGGGTTGAAGTTGTATTTAGTAGAACTTACCAAAGTGGTGGTTAAACTGCCTGTGGTCTGATCAGCAAACAAGGGATAACGCACCGCATTGGTGGTGGTGTCATCGGTGACTGTTGCATAAGCCACGGGGGTTGTCCAAGTGGGTGCGCTTGCGCCATTGGAAGTCAGAACTTGACCCACTGAACCCGTTGCACCCGACACAGCCAAAGTGCTGCTGAAATCTATTGTGGTGAATTTACCCGTTGATGCTGTGGTAGCACCAATGGACATATTGTTGATTGTGCCAAGACTTGTGGGCGCAATTTCAATTGAATTAACGCCTGTGGGCTTTATGTGAACATGACCTGTCCCCGTTGGACTAATGTCAATCTGTGCGTTTGTACCATTGATGTTGGTAGAAACACTTAATGTTAAGTTGTCACCACCACCAGCACCCCAAGACAATTGACTTGTACCGCCCGAATTACGCAAAGCACCGCCAGCACTTGTTGCAGCTTCAAAAAATGGGCCAACAAACTTGGTTGTTGCCGTGATCGTTGTGCCTCTAATTGTGTTTGCCGTTGTCCCACCAATCGCAGGGGGCGCAGACAAATCTAATGTGCCACCCAATGTCAGGTTGCCTGTGGTGGTCACTGTGCCACTTAGGGAAATTCCTGAGACTGTTCCTGTGCCGCTAACCGATGTCACAGTTCCTGATGAGGCATTTATCCATGCGGGGATGCCGCCTGTTAAAGATAAAACTTGACCATTTGTCCCCGCAGCCAAGAAAGCTGTTGTGTCAGTTGCACTTTGGTAGGGCAAAGAACCAAGCGCACCGCCCGCCAAATTGGTTGATTTGGTTGCTGTGGTGGCAGTTCCCGCATTTCCTGAGATTGATCCTGAGATTGTGTTTGTCACAGTCAGGTCGCCAAGAGTGCCAAGCCCTGTGATGCCTGAGTAACTTCCTGAAAGCCTAGCACTGTCAATCGTGCCACTAGTGACTTGCGTTGCCGCAATTGAAATGCTTGTGCTTGCCGCCAAAGTCAATTGACCTTGAGCATTTACAGTAAAAGTGGCAACTTGAGAAGATGAACCATAAGCAGCCGCTGTGACCGCTGTGTTTGTGATGCTGAAAGTGTTGCCTGTCAGCGTCAGTCCTGTTCCCGCAAGGTAAGAACCCGCACCCGAAAACTGTGACCAAGGCATTGGGGTCACATTGATTGTGCCGCCTTGATTGGCAGTTGAAACCCATCCTGTGTCAGCTAGGGTTGTGCCTGATTCGATAAAAGTAAACGCTGATGGGACTTCAGCCCATGTGTTCATGTCGGCTGATCTTGCCCAAGCGGTGCTAGATGCAACATAAATGCCGTTGAATTGGCTGCTTGATTGGTTCTTGACCAAAACCCGATCACCCGCTGTCAGGCTCGATGTCCAATCACCGCCCGCTTGAACCGCCAAACCCGACAAAGTAATGTTGGCAGTTGTGGAATATACGCATGAAGCCTTTACATCAAGACCTTGGGCGACCGAATCCACATAACCCTTGTTGGCAATGTCTGTGTCGCCAACAGGAGTGGTTGCAATTGTGCCTGTGATGGTTGCAATATTGGTAAAAGATGCGTTTTCAGGGCCATAAAAGGGCGTTCCCGCAGGGCCAACAAAGTATTGAAGGGCAAAGCTAGGCTCTGGCGCAAAAACGCCCTGAACAGGGACAATGTTGGTTGTCTGAGTGACAGCCGTATTGTTTGACATTATTCGAAATAGACAGTTACGCTTGCTGTGCCGCTAATGACAACATACAGACCATTTTCACAGTTAATGCCATCATAGAAGTTCATGTTTGTTGCCGCTGTCAGGGTGTAAGTGTCAATGATCTTGACATCTGTGCCCGCTACTTGGGCATCGTACACAGTGATTGTGGGTGTGCTGGTCACAGTGCTGCAAAAAATGCCTTTTAACTTGCCAGGCTGATTTTTTACCAAAGTGGTAGCGGAAATCTGTGCGTAATTGGACATGGCTTGACCTTTCAGTTTATTAAATTATATGCGTCAAAAGAAAAAAAGCCACCCCTTTTGAGGGTAGCTTTTTCAATTATTTCATGCCAGATTAAGGCAAGAAAGTGAGGTCATAACCATAAATAAACACATCAGCCGTAGCCGCTGCGCCTTGGGCTGTGGTGCAACGAATATACAAGGGTGTGCTTGTAATTGAGTTGGTAGAGGTTGCCGCTGTCACAACTACTGCGGTAGTCGAGTTGTTACCCGACAATGCGTAAGCTGATTTAACGGCTGTGCCTGTTGCCGCTGCGCCTGTGTACACAGCCAATTGTGCGGTAGTCAAGCTGATGCTTGCATTTGCAACAATAATGCTTTGTACGCTGACGTTACCAGCCACCAAAATGGGGGCAATGGTGTCTGCAACTGCGTTTAAGTTAACACCTTGAGCAGAGGCGATCAAGCGTAAAGCCTGATTGGTTGCCAAATTACTAGGGTGGTTGGTAGTGGTGCTTGCTGCGCCTGGATTAGCCATGATGCGTTTCCTTTCTTAGTTAATTAAGCTGCAACTCGGCAAGCGAGTTCAGGGTAGAGGGGCGCCCAACCATACAACACATCCACACGGGTGGGGATAGAGTCGTTATTGATGGTGTATTGACGAACCACACGCATTGACAAGCCAAGTTCCTTATCGGAAGCACGACCCGCAAACACAACCCCGTCAGGCAGCTCGAGATCAGCCGTGGCCAGCGTGTAAGCATTTTTGTGCATAACGATGTTCTGTGGTGACACAGTACCAGCTTTGTTGAATGGAGTCACAACAGCGGTGGTGCTTGTTGCACCAATGATAGTCACGTTCTGGAACTGACCGCCTGTGATGATCGCAGGGGAAACAGTAACAGAAGAACCAGCAGAAGCGGCAACAGTCACATCAGCAGTCACAACGAAATTACGCAGTTTGCCAGAGCCGTATGCAGAACGATTTTGGGGGTTAACAGCGTACACGCCAGCGATCTGGATAACGTCACCTTGCTTGAGGCCAGCAGTACCAGCAGACGACACCAAAGTAATCGTAGAGGTAGAAGCCCAACCAGTTGTCAACGAACCTGTGAAAGTGGTGGTGTTGGTGGAGAGGGTGTCGGAGTATGAACCAAATGTTTGGTTCACAACGTTCTGATCCATCTTCCAGTTCATACCAGCAGAGTCACGACCCATCATGCCTTTTTGGTATTGCTTGCCAATCACATCGGATGGAACAAACAAACCTTTGAGGCTGTCCACAATGGTTGCGCCAGTGAAAGGCTCAACGATACATGAACGACGACCATCACGGGGTGCGCCCTCTGAGTCCAAGTAAGCACCAGCGGTCAAGTAGGTGAGCAAGGATGTGGGAGGAGTGCCAGCAGTACCAACGATGTTGGCGGTGCTGTTCTTAGCCATTGTCAGACCATCAAAGTCAATCTTGTTGGCTACGGCTGCGACAGCGGGTTTCAACACACGATCAGAAAACTGATCAAGGCTCAAAGCCAAATCTTGTGTGGTGAACTGTGTGTCAACGTGGAACTGAGTAGACAATGTAACGGGAACAGAAGTCTCGTTAAAGTCTTCAACGTTCAATGCAGGGCCAGATGTACCGATGAAACGGCCTGGTCTACGAACGTTCAGTGTGTTACCGATCTTTGCGCCTGAAACAGCAAATTGATCATCATAGTTGCGGTCAACTTCACTAGAGAAGGTCAACTCGTTTTCCAAGACCATCAACGCTTCGTTGGTGATCATGGAGATAGTAAGCAGATTATTGCTCATTTTATTTCCTTAAAAGAATGGGTTTATGTCAGCGGATTCGCCCTGCAAGTCTTGCCGCTTTCCAAGCCTGATACGAACCATGAAAATTCCCATCGGAAGTTAGATTCACATCACGCCCATTAGCCGCTGATCTGATCGGGTTGATCGGTGCTGGCGCTTTACTTTTCCCAACAACAGTCTTTGTCTGAGGCTCTGCCTTTTCAAACTGAGCCTCCAATTTCCCAATAGTTCTCAATGCGGATGTGACTGTCATGCCTTGCAGTTTTTCGGCAATATCGGGATTCTCAGCCAAGTGGTAAAGAACTTGAGGGCCAACATCTGATTCAAAGATTGCATCACGCACTTCGTTGCTCACAACAACATCGGCTGACCCAACCATTGCCTCAAAATCAGGCATCTCAGCTTTGGCAGATTCCACTCGCTTTGCCCAAGTGTTGATCACTTGTTGCCTTTGAGCCTCTGCTTTAGCCTGTTCTACTTTTTGCTTTTCCTCACCTAATCGCTGATCCACTTTATAGTCTGTCAATGCTTTCGCATATTCATACATATCAGTGAACTGCTCTGGTCTTGGTTCTTCAGCGGCTTCAACCTTTTGGGGCTGATTTCTGCTTTCTAGTTCCTTGACCTTGGCTTCTAAAGATTCCCTCTGCTCACGTTCTTTGCGGGCTTCTTCCCTCGCTTCTTCACGTTGCTTGGTTATCTTCTCAAACCGAATTTCCAACTTAGGATTTCGTTTTCGATCCTCTGTCGTTGTCGCTTCCTCTGACGCTTCAACTGGTTCACTCTGCCCATTATCAACCTGTGGCGGCTCTGCAACTGGTGCAGCCTCGCTAGGTGTTGAATCAGCTAAACCCATTCTCTTAGCGGTAAATTCAGCTAAATTTTCACTAGTAACCACGTTAGCGGCTACTCTTGGTTGCACTTGTGGTGCTTCCTGTACTTCTGACATAGGTTTCCCTAAGAATTTTCCCAATGATCCTCACTGGTAAGGTTTGGGTAATTATTTACCCTAATTCATTGTCTGTCAATTATTGCTGCATAAATGGATTCTGACCTTGATCGATGTCCATTGCCGCAGTCACAGCAAACTGCTGTTGTTCAGCGTTCAAGCGGTCGATCTCAGCTAATAACTGATCAGGAGGCATCCTTGCAATAAGCATCTTGACCAAGGCATCAATCTCAGATTTATTCTGATCAGTAATTGCTCTAACATTGGTTTGATTAACTTTTGCTTCGTTAATGGTTTCGGTGTTGTGCGCCCTTGCGGTGACATCCATAAGTTTGCGCCTAGTAGCGCCTTCCTCTTTGATTTGAGCCACTTGCGCCCGATTGTTGATCTCAAGGCCAGCGGCTTGCAGTTGTTGCTGTAATTCCTCAATCATCTGCTTAGACTGAGCCATTTGCATCTGAACTTGTGGTGGAATTTCTGATTTCTCATCAATCTGAGCCATTGGGTTCATGGCGGCAAGGCGGTCTGCGATTACATCAGCGCCTGGGAAGTCCATGTTCCTAAACACCAAATCACCCGCAATCTTGAACAGTTCTGCGTTTCCTGTGAGAAGCGGCATCATGCTTTCAACGGCTTGTTGTCTGCGGCTTTGGAAGCCTGGCCCTGTGTCCATCACCACATCATATTCGCCCACAGTCACATCGTTCAGCACTTCACCAATCTCGTTGGTTTCATTAATGGTGGTCATGTCGGGCTGACCATCCGACCCAATAATCCGCATTACTCGCTGTGTGTCGTAAATCTTGGGGATTAAATCCAAGATGATCTTGCCCGTATGCCTGATGGAACGGGTCATGTTGTCGTAGAAATGGAAGTTTGACAGATCAACTTGGTTCTGTTGACCCTGTAAAGCCTTGCCTGATATGTTTCCGCTTGGCAACTGATTTGGATCCATGATGCCCAAAACCATCTGCAAGTCTGCGGAAATAGCGCCAGCGGCCTCCATGATGCCTGTAGGTGGTGGCTCTGGCTGAAGTCTAGTTG